AACGACCACGAAAGGATCACGAATTTCAAACTCTACATTGAATTTTGGCGTATAATCGAAAGTGATACTTTATATTATCATGATGAAATAAAGTTCATGCAGCGTGTATGGTGGCATAGAACATATGGTTACTTCTTTTATAATGATGGTGTTATCACATATATTCCACCTGATTACTACGACTATCTGAACTTTTGGACGATGGAGGACGTTCCTGAGAACGGAGGACACCCCGAATACAGAGATCGGGACAGACGAGCGTACATCTTCAGACACTACCTTGAGACCACAAGTGAGACCTTCGCTGAGATAGACCATGAGACGGGACTAGCCATAAAGCAGTTTGGCAACTACAAGATCGCTGACACGGGGAGCAGGGTGTTCTTCGGTGAACTCCAGCCCAAGACCCGTAGGTGTGGGGCAACGCAACAGGGATGTCATAAGGTATGGAAGGGGACTTCGACCATGCTCGGGGGATATGGGACAATTATCTCCATGGATGCCGATAACGCGGAGAAGCACTACTATAAGAAACTCCTTCCCGCATGGAGGAACTATCCTCTGTGGTTGAAGCCAGCGACAAGTTCAAACAATGCACCCAAGACAATCAAGTTGGAGGTACCATCAAATATCTTCTCCTTCAAGGGGCTTAACGGGAGCATAGACTACACCGAGAGTGCGGGAGAAAGGAAGAATGACGGAGATAAACTCTACTTCGACCTCTGTGATGAGGAAGGCAAAGCTAAGAACATAAACGTCCATGAAAGGTGGAACGTAAACAAGTTGGCTCATTCTCTCGGGGGAGGAACGAAGATCATCGGTTACTCGGAGCATCCCTCTACAGTGGAGGAGATGGACGATGGTGGCATGGCGTTCTATGCTCTGGCGAGGCAGTCTAACTTCTATAGAAGGATACCAGAGAAGGGACAGACCTACTCGGGACTAGCACGAATGTTCTTCCCTGCCTACGATGGGATGGAGGGATTCATTGACAGATTCGGACAGTCGGTAATAACCAAGCCTGCCGAAAGACAGATAGCCTTGTCTCCCCACGCTAAGTTCGCAAGGATGAAGAAGGGGGCGAAGGATATCCTCATGGCTGAGAGGGATACGCTGCTGAAGGATGGAAGCCCACAGGCCATGGAGCAGTATCGGTCAATCAGAAGGAAACAGCCTATCGACTATGCTGAGTGTTGGATGGGTACTGCGGGCAACCTTGGGTTCGATATCGAGAAGATCAATAAGAGGGAGGCTGAACTGAGAAGGCTCCAGGTGATGAAGAAACTTCCTACCAAGCGAGTGAACTTTGAATGGGAGGGAGAAGCATTCCGAAGCAAGGTAATGATGGTCACCGACCTTGATAAGGGCAAGTTCGAGGTGTCTACCCCGATAGCAGAGGCATTGAGAAGCCTCACGACAGAGACGATAGAGTGGGATGCCTATAAAGGAGAGATGGTGGCGTGGAAGGCTCCTGTTTATGGATCGAAGTTCACATGCGGGGCTGACCCTATCGGGTTCGACAATAAGACCAACTCCAAGTTAAGGGACGGAGGTAGTCGGCAGAGTAACGGGGGTATAGCCGTACTATGGGAATTTGACTCTCAGGTAGACCAAGGGTCGGACATGCATGATTGGGAGAGCAGATCGTTCGTTGCTACCTATTCGTACCGACCTGACAGCACCCTTGAGTACCTGGAAGACGTTTTAAAGTGCTGTATCTACTACGGGGCTATGTTATATGCTGAAAGGAACAAGGATAACCTGTGGCAGTACTTTATTGAGAAGGGTTACGGAGGTTATCTGAAGTACGACATAGATGTCAAGTCGGGCAAGAGAGCGGACAAACCTGGGGTCTATACGGGGACGGAAAACAAGAATGACCTCTTCGGTGAGTTAAAGGACTTTATCAACTACAGGATACATAAGGAGTGGTTTCTCTCGTTCCTTGCGGAGTTAAAAGAGATCAAGGGGCCAGAGCAGATGACGCTGTACGATAGACTAACGGCACACGGCATGGCATTGCTCGGGAGCAAGAGTAATTACGGAAAAATTTCAGAGAGAGAACAGACGGGTGTGGTATGGGATGTCAATGGATATATGCCGATGAGGCAGTATTAACTAGAAACCATACGGCGGGATAAACTAATAATAGTCATTCTTACGCAAGCCGTATCTTTGCATGGATAGGTCGGAGTAGCTACCGGCTGATAAGGGGAAGCCCGATCTCCCCTTCCATTATTTACATTGGTCGGGGTAATTAAATGAAGCGGGATGGCTACAAAGGTTTGTTCAAAATGCGGAAGAGAAAAGGATTCAGTAGAATTCCCTAAGAGGGCATTAAATCGTGATGGATTAGACGGATGGTGTCGGGAGTGTTGGCGGGCATATAAAAGGCAGTACAGGCGGGCTAACCATGATAAAATGGAGGAACAGAGGCGGGGTACTTATGAGAGGCATGGCGAAAAGTATAATGCTGCTGCACGAGAAAGGAGGAGACAGAAGGCCATAGCCGAAGGTCGAACTATAAATGACGGGGCAAATCACCGCAAGCGTGTGCTAAAGCAAGAAACTCTTTATAGAAAGAGAGTTCAGTCGCGAAGCACTAATGTAGATAGGGTATCGGGTATTTATATGATTCGTTCTATTTCTAAGCCCGATAGATTTTACATTGGGAGTTCAGTTGATGTTCACCAAAGATGGAACGAGCATAAGAGTTCCCTGAAGAGGGGTTATCGAACTTCGCCCAAGATGCAGAATCATTATAACAAATACGGAGAAGATGATTTAGTTTATATTCTATTGGAAACTTGCGAGGATTGGGCACTGTTATTAAGGGAGCAATACTACTTGGATAATTTTAAGCCTTATTTTAACTGCTGTAAAGTTGCGGCAAGTCTGCTGGGGTGGAAGCCCTCAAGAGAAATGAGGAAAAGAAATTCGGAAAGCCAAAAAGGGAAGAAGGCTAGTCCTGAAACAAGGGCAAAGCAAAGTGCGGCACATAAGGGGAAGAAGAAGAGCGAGGAGTGGAAGAGAAAGATAGGGGATGCTAATCGCGGGAAGAAACATAGCAAGGCTTCAAAGCGGAAATTGTCTGCCGCAAGATTAGGCCATAAGTTAAATTTAACCCCGGAGGAGAGGGAGCGCAGGAGAGAGCAGTTTAGGCTTAATACAGGCCGTGGACGGAAAAAGGCGAGTTAAGGGGGATGTGGTATCTTTGCATAAAATGATGTTAATATGATTAAGGTTATTGACGAACTGAAGGATGCTAATGTCTCTCCCCCTGATAGGGATATAAATCCTCGGAGCAAGAATGAGGAATACTGTACCTCATTTAGCCGTTACATATATTCAATGTTTCTCAAGTCAAAAACCGCTTGGGGATACCCTGACGTACATAAATTTGATACCTGGAGGCGATATGCTAGGGGTAAGCAAGATGTCGAGAAGTACAAGAACTTTCTCCTTGATGATAGCAGCAAGTTAACGGGCAAGGACGCAGGCGATGTGGTCAATACTCCTCTTGGGAGGATGGCTAACAGAGAGGGATGGATGAATGTGCTATTCGATAACATCTCCATAGCCCCCAAGGTCATGGATGCGTTTCACGGGATGTTCGACGATGTGGAGTTCGATATCTTCGTTGACGCTATAGATAGCAACTCACGGGACAAACAAGAGTACGAGAAGTGGCTGACCTACGTTCAGGGTATCAATCAGCAGTGGCAAGTACAGTATAAGCAGAGGGCGGGTATCCCCGTGGACGAACAGGTAGAACTACCGAAGAGTCTCGAGGAGTTAGAGATGATGGCGGCTAATGATGGGTTCAAGCTGAACATCTCAAAGGCCATGGAGAAGCTGACCCGTGCATCATTGGATGGCTCACACTGGGAAGATGTAATAAAGAAGAAGACCCTTGCAGACTTGTTCGAGATAGGCTATGGTGCTACCAAGGACTACTACGATAATGAGGAGGGCAAATTCAAGGTCAAATATATCGACCCTGCAAGGACAGTCATACAATACTCAAGGGAGCATGACTACTCTGACTACGAGTATGCGGGGTATTTCTCCACGCAGACAATATCATGGCTGAAGAAGAAGAGACCCGATGTCCCCGAGTTAAGGTGGCGCGAATTAGCTAAGAACTATGCGGGGTGGATGGGCAATGAAGAGTTCAGCACCCTCAAGTGGGATATGGCTAGCATGATTGACCCCGCGCAGACGGATTACCCGTGGGATAACTTCAAAGTATGCGTATTCGAGGCTGAGTGGATGGACACCGACACCAAGAGGAATCTGAAGATAAAGAGCGTCTACGGGCGTGAGACGGTAAGGGAACTTGACTTTGCGGAGGAGGTTAAGCCTCTTTCCAAGAAGCAGACCGACCGTGGGGCAGAGCAAAAAGAGGAACAGATATATATCAGACGATACTATCAGTGCTCATGGGTTGTGGGTAGTGATATAGCCTTTGACTGCGGCCCGATCAATATGCTGCCCCGTCCGCACATGACCAGACCCGTGGGTACGTTCCATGTCGAGCAGATGGCTCAAGGCGGGATAATCGAAAGACTCGTCCCGTTCCTTGATCAGTTGATGATCACATGGCTGAAGTATCAGAACTCTGTCGCAATGATGATAGAGAACGGGTACGCTGTCAACGTGGGGATGCTGATGAACATCACCGATGGCAAGGGGAAGAAGTGGCCCATGCTTGAGTTGCTGAAGATGATGAGGCAGACGGGGATACTCCCCTATATGCTCTCTCTGTCGGGGAACTATCAAGGAGGCAACCCAACGCCTATTACCGAGATAGGTGGGGGAATGGGTAAGCGAATCGCTGAAACCTCAGAGGCCTTCGCTCTTATCTTCACGATGGTGGAAAACATCACGGGATTAAACCCCGTGGCTCTAGGAACAAATCCCGACCCCAACGCACCCGTGGGGACGACTCAGATGGCGTTGAATGCAACAAACAATACTCTGAAGCCATTTATCAATGCTCTCTTCGAGATTAAGAGAAGCCTTGCTGACAGCTTGATGCAGAGGATACAGATAGGCATAAGGAGTAACGAGGATATACGAAAAGTATACTCTGGTCTGATAGGCGAAACGGATGTGGAGATGCTCCGTCAAGCAGAGAAGCTAGGTGCTCAGTACGGACTGATCGTGCGGCAGAGACCAAGCGGAGAATATAAGCAAAAACTCAATGAGTATATTCAGATAGCCCTTGCGGCATCAAGAGACGGGGGCAACTCCCTTGAACTGCCCGATGGTATGCTCATACAGGAGAAGCTATGGAGAGGGGAGAACCTCACTTCGATAAGACAAGAGATCGCTTACTCTATCAAGAAGGCTAAGAAGGAGTACGAGCAGAAGCAACAG